TTAGCTAACGGATACGCCACTGATTGTCTATAAATATCTACTGTAATTGAAGCTCCGTTAGTCCCATCGATATTGGCTATAAGAATTGAATTTACTTTATACACAAATCCACTATCGGATGCATTAGTAAGCAACGATGCTGGGGAGGTAGTAACTTCCAGCATCGATGTTTTGCCGATCATAGATGTCAGATTAACTATATTTGGAGCTGACATTATTTACCCTATGATTTTTGCTAATGCTAAACTTTTGCCCACTGAGATTCCCCCACCTCCTCCGGCGACGCCCCAAGTGCCGTCACCTTTAAGAAATTTACTCGAATCTCCGCTTACTGGTGCAGGTACACAACCTTTCGAGCCTCCACTACCTGTATCTCCGATAAATACAGGTAACAAAGAAGCATTTAATGAATCCGCCAGCGAAAATTGCTGGACCCTCCCAGCACTAAGTTTTAATGGAATAGCTTCGCTCACGCGTCCACCGCTCCAGCGTACTCGTCCATCGTCTTCAGCTGCGTATAAGCCCACGCCACAGCGTCCCCGTCGCCTCCGGTATACTCAACGCTATGCATCCGGGTATCTACCGGCTGATAGTCAGTACTGTCAGCATTGCGCCAAATATCAACAACAATATCACAGCTAAACTTTGGTACGCTAACGATATCTTTGTTGCGCCTCACACTAGAGCGCACTACCCGCGCATATGGCGTCGGAATCGGAAATCCCTGGTCATTGGTCATGGACGAAAGAATTAAAGCCATCTATTTCCCCTTTGTTATGCGTACACACACTCGGTTGCCCACACTGTAGCAACCCATCTAATATTCGTTGTTGCTTTTCCGACTACGGTCAGAGCTACTCCACCATTCGTTGTATCTGCGGTTACTGTGAGTGTGCATTCAGCCAGATTTGCGTCAGCAGCTGTTTGTGTCGGGGTGATGGTGCCGACAATAGCCGTATTTGCAGCTGCTGCACCACGACGCACCAGACCTGAAAACTCAAACATCACAGCTTCATCCCCATCACCGCGCTTGCGACGACCGATGACCAGTCCACGCAGTGCGTATCCGCCATTATTTGGCAACGATATCAGATTTGTTGTGCTTGGAGCACCTGCATCAGTGGTAAGTACGGTAGCTGTTGTATCTGTCGTGGCTCGACGCAGAATATAGATACCAAGCTGGGAGTCAGCAGCAGTATCAAAAATACCATTACCGAAAGCTATCTTTCCCGTACTCGCTGCTGAATTTGAGTTATAGCCTAAAGCCGATCCGTTTACTCCAGAGGTACTACCCCAGCCACAAGCTGTTCCTGCATAGGCAGCAGTAGAGCTACCTCCAAGTGCGCTGCCGTAATTACCTCCAGCATTTGCGCTAACCCCTATAGCAGTTGCGCTGGTAGTATAGTAAGCGTTTGCTCCATTACCAACTGCTGTACCACTTGTTTGTGCTGTCGCATTTCTACCTATAGCGGTTGAGTAATCACTAGCAGCATTGGTCCCAGATCCAATTGCTACCGTATGTAATTTATCTCCTCCATTACCTGACGAGCCTAGGATAACTACATTCCCGGCACCTCCATAACACGTCCCCATTGCAGTAAATGTTCCCGCACCATTTATGTATCCACCACCAATCGCTACGGCTCCATCCCCCAGTGCAGGTGGGGTATATGCATTTGTAAAGTTAGCGGATATGACTCGTTTTGAATCTCGCTCTCCGATTTCCCACGCCGTGCCTGTACAATAAATGCGTGCACCTTCGCCTCGATACAGGAAAATTGTGGTGCGCCCATCAATTGTTTCAGTACTGTTTGGATCAATAGTGATGACGTGTGTAGCGGTATTGCTTGTGTTGACTATATCAACATAAAATCCAGATCCAAGCGTAGCAGCTGCTGTAAGACTGACTGTATAGCTACCACCAGAGCAATGCAGGATCTTTCCAAGGTCACCGGCAACGACCGTGTATGCAGCAGTCTTTGAATCGATGGTATAGGCTGTTGGACCTCCACTTGTAGCTGATGTAGCTTCGATATTACCGGTTACGGTATCTAATTGCAGAGTTTTCTTAGCCATTATACGGTCACTCCGTGCTCATAGCGCAGATCGGCGAGTGTTTTACCTTCAGTCCACTGGCAATGAGGATAATCTTTGAACGACTTCCATGATCCTCCCCATTCGAGTCCCAGACTCATCGCAATTTTTCCAGCTTTTGTATATAACGCCACATTATCCCAATCGATCTTCCCATCAACCTTGACTGCGAAATCAAAAGCTCGACGAAAGTTATGATATGATTGTCCACCTTTTGCATTCGTAACTTTTTTGCCCGGCTTTGTTCGGCCCTGTGCATAGACATCATTTTGTTTTTCAATATCCCTATAAGTTGAGTATATCATAACGTCAAGATTATTCAACTTGCACTCATTAACAAACTGATTAGCAAGTCGTTGCAGTTCAGGAAGTAAATCTTCGATTTTACGAGAGTCAATCATGCTTGTATAATCCCTTTCGTTGGAGCAAATTTAAGAGTTGTTGCAGAAATTGCGACACCTAATTCTTGTACCACATAATTTGCAGTAGTAGGAATCGCAGTATCTGCCAGTCCGGCAGTAGTCGATAGATAATAGGTGCTACCAAGACTAAGACTATTTAGATAACTATTTCCACCACCAGTAAGTACAGTAACTGTATCACTTGTATTATAATTTGCGGATACATAGCCAGTAGCTGCGAGACTAATTGTAGTAGCGGATGCTTTACGAACTTTCAATGCACCTGAGTTATTATAAACATTAACTACATTACCAGCAGTTAGAGACTCATCTGCGACGCCGATAACTGGCAATGCATAGGATAGCATAGTTGGGCTACCCCACGGAGAGCTTGTTGCATCAGTTTTCGGGCCATAGATTTCCAAGGTACTAACATTTATGTACCAATCATTCACTCCACCGATTGTATCTGCTGGTGCTCCGGCTTCATTTAGTACTGCGTAGCCTCGTTGCCCTTGGATTCCTTGTACGCCTTGAACTCCTTGAATTCCTTGTGGGCCTTGCGCGCCTTCAATTCCTTGTGCTCCAGTAGCACCTGTAGCACCGGTAGCACCAATAAGTGCGATAGGTGTACCCCAGATCGAAGTTTTTGGTCCATAGAGGAAATAAGTTACTGTATCGAGGTAGAAATCACCTACGACACCTGCGCCTGCTGAGGGTACTCCGACGCCATTAAGGATAGTATTACCTGCTGTACCTGTAGTTCCTTGGATACCTTGAGGGCCGGTAGGGCCTGTAGCACCTGTAGCGCCGGTGGCACCTGCACTACCTGTAGCTCCAGTATCGCCTTTTGCACCTTGAATGATAGAGATCCCATCGCTCCAGCCAACGACTGCTTTTGGGCCGTAGAGTTTATATTCGGCGAGGTCGATATAGAAGTCATCAACTTCGCCGGTTTCAAATGTAGGTGCTCCGTTACCATGCAATAGTGCGGAGCCTCTTGAGCCTTGCGAGCCTTGAACGCCTTGCAGGCCCTGTTGTCCTTGAATTCCTTGAGTGCCCTGAACACCTTGAACACCTTGAATTCCTTGTGGGCCGATATAATCGTCATTAATAATACCCATTTCGACCTCTTACAAAACTCGGTTATAATACCATTGCTGATCGTAATAACATGTATACATATTACCCGACTCGCCGATTAAAAGTCCTCTAGCATTTATGTATGCATGAGAGGAGTAACTTCGTACATACCCATCTGTATTAGATTGGATATAGATATCTGTCATAGGCTCAATAAGATCTAATTTTTCAGGAGCATTTTGTAAAGTTTGTAATGGGGATGACCCAAATGAAGGAGATAGACCTAATATAGGTAAATCAGATGCTCCACAACTATATACATCTCCGCTTGTGGTTAATAACATAACCCCTTTAGTCGGAGCATACGTAGTAGGAGTATATGTTGCAGGTACATATGTATATTGTCTAATAACCTGACATTTTGTTACCGGCAGAGCAAGTATTAAGGTTGGAGTATCTATATTTGTAGTACTTCCTACCCAAAATCCTCCCCATTTATATGCGTATAATGTCGATTTCTCAATACCTACTACATACGGATATTGATACCACTTACTAGGATCATCTAAGCTCTGATGGAACGTCCCTACATGAATAGATTCGTACAGCCCTGAAACAAGGGTCCAATCTTCTATAATTGTTGCTCCTCCGGGAATACCTAACTGACTGTACTGATTATCACCTTTAACCCATAATTCCCCCGATTCAAGCAATACGTATCTAGAAATTCTATCATCTGTAGCTGAATCAACTATAATACATTTTTTTATGGTAGAACTAAATTCCTTATCAACATCAAATATGGATTTAGAGGACGCGTAGGATGTCTCGCTTAATTTTGATCCTGATACTACAGCTGCATGGCTATAGCCTATAATCACATCATCAATTGGTTGAGGATACTGATAAACTGGATGAAACGTATATGACGCAAATGAAGATTTATTAAGCCCATTTAGCTTTAATGTTGTTGTATATGTATTAGCTGAGGTATAAAAATATAGAATCCCTTCTTTAAGTACAAATATATTAAGACTTGTATTTACCGCTACGGACCCATAACTAGTCCCCGCCCAAAAATTATCTACATTAGTGAGCACATCCACAACACCTCTATCTATCCGAAGAGCTTTATCGGAGGTTAGGGTGACCAGATATTGATACGAGTCTATTGAGTATCCGTTAGAGTACAGAAAATATTTCTGTATTGGGTTACTAGCTTTATAGATTGTGACCCACTTATTTTCATGGATACTTTTTATGGTAGCGTCATTGAATAGTCTACATACTCCACGTTGTGTAACCGAATACTTACTCGAAACGCTTACTTTATCTCCAGCTGTATTAGCGTAATTGCTATCATTATCTATAATATAATTTTTCGTAGCTACGTCGGATAATACGCATTTTTTTATATCGATATTATACACAAATGAATCGCGTAGTGTCGACGCTATTGGAATCGTATTGTACGAGTTTAGCCCTCGCAACGTACTATCGACGTGTGATCGGGTGGTGGTATCGACAATTTCAGATTGAAGGTTGCTAAAATCAGAATTAATCAATAGTGTCTACCTGATTAAACATAGGTTGAGACACATTAGCTATACTACCTATACCTAATGAATTTAATATACTCACTCCCCGTGCATAAAGTTTGCCACCTGAGGTCAGTACAAACGTACGTAAATACTGATCATAGGACGACATTTCTGTTGCTCCGGGATACTTATGTATGTAGCATCTAACATCCACTATAGTTTCTGATGCAGATAAGCCATATAACGGAATCAGACTAAAGTATTGCCCAGCACTTATATCATTATATAAAATTGTACTATTATTTAGAATTACATATGTAGCGTACGTAGTATAGTTACTATATTGAATGTATGATCGTGTAGAAACTAGAGCTACAGCATCGGTAATTTGAGATATAGTGCCTGATAAATCCTGCTTATAACAAGCAACTGGAGTAGTACGCTGAGTCAAACTTCCATCGGCTAATTGGTACGAGTTATTACCTCCCCAGCCATAGACATCTCCTGTGGTAGTTACTCCGAGAACAGAAATTTGTGCCCCAACATTAAAGACTTCAATATCAGTAAATGCATATCCAGTTAGGTGAGTGAATTCGCTTAAATCAGTTGTATTACCAAGCCCAAAGGATCCGTTAGTATTTACGCCTCGTACCCACAATTCGCCATTAGTTAGTAGTACAAATTCTCCTCCAGTATGACTGTAACAAAACTTCCCAATAGGGGATAAGAAAGTATGTGATAATTCAAAGCTTGTTGTATATGTAGCTCCAGCAACATATAATTCATAATTTGTATATAAATACGTACGTTGACCGGTACTAACAATCTTTTGAATACCTTCAACAAAAAATTCGAGCGCGGTAAAAGCGGTTAGGCTGGATGTATTCCCAGTACCTAACGACCCGGCATAATTATCCCCCTTTACGTAAATCGCCTCGTCGGTCAGTGCAAAGTAATTTACATATGAAGCATTCCATCCACCAATATAGACATTGGAGGCATTACTAACATCCAAATTTTTCGTCATTACTGGAGCTATAGATGAATTATATACAACATTTTCCCAGAGATTTCCATCAACATCTATAGCAAAAGTTTGCTTAGCACTCGGAATCACTTTAGCTATATCGATAATATCATCGGACCTAAATATCATATATGATGGATTTGCGCTACCTATAGATGTTGAAGTAGCATAGACTCCATCAGATCTGGTTAAATAATAACCGTTAACCTCTGTATACGCACCAAACGTAACTACATCATTTGTAGTAGTTACGTAGCACATAGAGCGTACTGGGGGAAAATACGTATCTTCAGGCAATTTCAGCGCTTTTGTTGACGTCCCTTCAATCCACGCAGCAACTCCATCTTTCATCCCAATGATTTGTCCGGGTGTCCCAGGAATTAATTTTGAGATTGGGATTGAGTTATCAGCGAGCTCAGCTCCGTTTATATCTACTCCTACTAGTACGGATGAAGTATCGAGTGTGCCTAGTCTGATCCACGACGCATTGTCACCGCTACGGATATATAGAAAATTATCAGTCAAGTTTGCCCAGAACATATAAGGCATCATCGTTGGGGGCTCTGTCTCCCCCGCATTCAATGTATTTGTGGCAAGGAGCATCTCATTTAACTTCGGTATTGTATACTCGGTCAATGAGCTCGGAAGCAGGTAATTTGATTGCATTATTCAGTCCATGCCAGCCAATTTAAGTATAAAGTATCAGGATGCGCTGAGACCCGAATTGTCGCCCCAGTTGTAGTAACGTCAACGTCAAAAGCATCGTTATTTCCTATCTCCAACGTCGGTACAACATCAAATGGAGCCTGAAAAGTTAGTGTATAATCCGACGCTACCGATGATGCTGGAATTTTCAATACACCGCGCTGTACCAACCTATCCTTAATTAAGGATAACATTATATTAGTGATTTTCCACCCAGTGTTGAGCTTATATTTTTTGTTCATTTTTGGGCTTATAGCATTAATATTGTAATGATTGTCGTACATAGGATATGTATATACATAATCTCTATTATCCGAAACAAAATATACTGTGTACGCACCAATTTTTGACTGGTATTGTTCAACAGGTATTAGCGAAGTGTACGAATCGGTATACGTATTTCCGTATAACCAAGACTTCTTTGCTAGCACACTGCTTACCGGATTATTATAGGATAATACCGCTTGCATCACATAATTATTATCCGGATTATACGGGTCATACGATGTGTACAATCTTACTTGGAGTGATATTCCAGAAGCACCTAGATACTCATACATCAGCTTAATTCTTAACTGATAATCTCCAATATTAGTTTCTCCAATACCTTGAGTATTAACTGATTTAATTGGCCCTAATTGATTATTTTCATAGATACAGTACTTTATATTTGTTGAGGAATACGTTCCTCCATTATAAGTCTTTGACTCGTACCAAACAATAATATCTCCTTCCGCATAGGTCGCGGACGAACTAATTTGGGGTGAGCCTGCACTATTTTGCCCGATGTTCATAGTTAATCCATCGCCTGATTGAATTCCACCATTCCATACAGTGCATCCAAACCATTGATGAGGTTTATCGGTGAATACGATTAGATCGTTGTCCGTGTAGTCAATTAAGCATTTATATTTTACAGACCCTGATAATCTAACCGCATCCATTCCTTTAGGTACCAACTGAAAATCTTCGCCCAAAGTAATTGTGGATCCTATTACCCCTTCGTTGTACTCTACAGGTCTAGTTTGAATTACATTAGCATTTCTGTAATATTCTAACTGCAAATCTACCACCGTTGTATCCCACTGCGACTCTGCCATATCCAACATAGTCACGCTAGGGCTGATGTAATACCTACTTAACGAACTCAGCGCTACAGTATTAGTGCTAAAACTATGTATTAATGCAGTTGTAGAAGGAGCTATCGTTGCATCAGCTCCAGTCATATTAGTTAATACACAGTCCGATCCGTCAAAATACGGATAGCTAGAGTTAGTATCCGTCTTATACGCAGATAAACTAAGCTTACTAATTTGAGGCCCAGTAGGCATTATCTGCCCATCAAGCCATGTCCCATCTACAGTCCGTGCAGTGTATAATTTATTAGCTACACTATCAAAGTAGGAACTAGCTTCGACTGATACGGATTCAGAAGAACCTAGATATATCGGAATCCATTTTTGAGCATACTTAGGCCCATATAACTTTATGTAGTTTAGGTCACGAGCTATGACAAATTCACCTAACAATGATACAGACCCATTCGAGGAATCATCAACAGTTGTGACTTCTGGAATAGTTAGTGATAGACTGCCACTACCAGATGTAGTATATAGACAGGCCGGATTGTCGTAATCTATGATGAACGAGTTAGCATCGATGGATGATACCGGAGCATTTTTTGTAACTACATTAATTTTATACCCATCGACAGTTTTTACAGTAGCGTTAACTAACTGAGTAGACCAAGACCACGGATTCCTGCTACCATAATATAATGTATTATTATTAAATGAGATTACATCCGTTGCAGTAGTAGTATCGTTAATACCTAAATTAATCGTATTTGTTCCGGCTGAATCTAATTGATACGAATTTGTGGATGTTGCTGCTGTAAACGCTGTGTGCCTATATAAGCAGTGAGCGTCTACGGTAGATATCATTTTATGTGTTGTACCATCTTTATATATAAATGTAGTATTAGACAAGACAGTAGGTACGTAGCGCGAACGAGCTCCAAATATAAAGTAGGCGTTTAGGTCGCTTTTAGTATATATAAAATTAAATAATGACAGATCTGAACAAGTAACATATGAGCTATCAGATGAAATACTGGCTGGGCCAAATATTAAATCTGTTAATTTTATCAAAAATATATTCGTATCCGGACTTACTGCGTATCCTATCGAATTGCTTAATGCTGAACTAGATGTGCGACGTAGCGCTGACGCGTCAGCTCGACTTTTCAGTAATTTAGTCTCAGCATATACTACTGTCCAGCCATTGCTGTTGATTCCTATTTTCATTAATTTAGCTCTATGATATCCAGATGCATCTATGAGGCTGATTAAATACACATAGCGCTCATTATTAGAATCAAGTGCAAATGGGTGATATGTCGTGGCTAGAATAGCATCGTACTCAGTCGGCGAACAGATTTTTACTATAATCCCTCGCACAGCTGCGTTTGTATCCTTTCCTTTAGTGTACATAACTCCAGAAGGAATATCCCTATCTACTATCAAATACGGAGCCATCGTAGATGAGGTGTTGAATGTCCGCTGTAATTTATATCCTGTATCTAAGCACGATACCGTAAAGTTATCCGATGTAAGTACAGATGTAGTTACTATAGTCTTATTATGATTAGTAGCTAATAAATCGTACTCGGCGCTAGTAGATGAAAAGGTCGCCGTATACGAATTATTAGGTGCAAGCAAATTCACCGTAGAATCCATACCACCTATGCCATAATTGATCACAGCCGGAAACGTTACTAATGGTGCTAAGTTTCCGTAGTAAGTTAACTGTAATTTAAGGCCATGTGAGTACGTTGCGATCCCTAATCTGTAATTACTGGATGTATCAAAATTAGTAATAGGGATTCCATTGATAGCCCCATTAACGTAATAACTATTTGCGTGAGGTGTAGTTCTAGGTCCGTACAAAATCTTTGTAGCCGTATTTACATAATATCGAGTGCCACTACGAAGCCATCCTAGCGAAGGCATTTCTGTACCTAACATACTTACAGTAGGTACAATCGTGCCACTACTTATTGCTAAGGTCTGTTCTGGTATATTCCACCCATTAGCTGAGTAATAGGTAACACCTGTACTAGATACGCCCATAGACCCATGTCTGGGATACATAGAATTAAGTTGTGACTTATCTCCGACCAAGACTGTGGCACCCTCTTTTACAATAACGTACCCACCACTTTTCCCCCAACGACTCCACAAACTTCCTGCAATCGAATCTCGTACCCATAATTTGCTTGTGCTAGACTCCCAAGCGATGTATCCTATCTCCGCAGTAGTTACGATGTCGTAACATTTGACACCAATAACATTTGTAGTCATTGTAGTTACTGCGGTTAAAGTAGTCCCGGACTCAAAACCTGTATTTGTAGAATTTCGTCGAGCAATAACTAAGGTTGATGTATTGAAATAAAAGTCTCCCGGATTATACGTACCCGCATCACTGGCCCCGATATAACATTTAATCGGGATCCCAACAATTGAGGATTTATTTACAAGTGGATGCGTAGCATCTACAATCTTAGAGCCTACTGATGCGAGCAATTTATCCCATTTTGTCTCGCGTTTTAGATAGACAATTTTAGAGCTACTATCCCAATAATATGTATCATTCTTGACCAATGTTCCGGTAGTTGAGAGTGTAGGCGCAATCGTCCCGGACGCTATTACTGAAATACTATCCCATGTTGATCCATTATATATATGGCAGGTAGAGCCTTCAAAACTATGATCACCTGCTAACGCAGAGTTAATAGATGTCCTAGCATTATTGTATATATTAAAATTAGGGGGAATTGTACCGATCTCTAAAGCCTCTACGCCCGATGTAGGTACTCTATACATAGTCATTGTAGTTGTTACAGTAGGATGCTCAGGCTGAATTTCTTGCATCCATTGATACGACTGTGTTCCAGCTATAGCTAAGCTTGAATTGATACTGATTGTATTTGAATTATTTGACGCTTCCGTAGCTATCTGCACGAATCCTTCTGTACCTACATTAGTTAATCTGTACGATAATAAATTAGCATCCTCACTAATACCTGTAGTTTTTATATATGTGCCTACAATAGCATTAGTACTGACTTGCAATTTATTATCTGATACTGTTAGATTATTTTTCGCACCTGTAAAACTTCCAAGCTCTTCATATACAAGGCCTTGTCCTGATGCGTATAGCGAATTTGACGGGTATGTTTGTATCGTGCGCTGTATTGTCCCTACAAACGTAGCTATGGATTGTGGTACTCGCTGCCATCCAAATCCACTTAATACAATTACTGAGAACTCGGATCCAAACCGTAAAATACCAGATATATCAGTAAATCTGTATATAATCTTATTGCCAAAATTTGAGTAAATTGGGAATACATGTGGCTGATAAATCGTCGTAGGCATAGCCGGACTATAGGATTTATCGGCAGAAACATATATAGCTAAGAATGACCCGTACTTAGATGTAAGTGATTCTCTACTCAAATCTATCTGTACTTCAAGTTCTTGATACGCAGATTCTGCTGTAGGTGGAATCTCTCTCAAAGAAATTAGATCAACCGGTATTGGAGTTGTAGCAGTTAAATCAGGCAATGTAACAGGTACGAGGTAAGACCGCGGTGCTGATTGAATGGGTGCGCTATTATGAATAGCTCGAATCGTAATCGGGTACGTACCTAAATTTAATTGTGAGAACGGTATAGAAATCTGTGCCGTCGGGAATGTTTTTGAAATACTGCCATCAAAAAACATACCTGGAGCAGGGGAATCTATCTGATATGTATAATCGTTCGGGTCTCCATCTACTTTAACATTTATTATCAAATCTATATCTGGCTGACTATTATAAATCGAGCCGTTTAGCCTCGACGATTGGGTGATACGTAGAATCTTAGGTGTAGCTATCACAATTGACGGATTTGCACTTACAAATAAATTCTCAAACTCGACTTCGGATAAAGTATCAATATCGGCAAATTTAGTAGTATCGTACTGCATCGCAGCTACTTTGTAGGTATAATCGCTATTGTCTTCAATGGATATAACTAAATATTCTGAGCCGATCGCTGGTACAGCACTGAACATCACAAAGACTTGGTCTCCGTGAATTGAATTTGCAAGTAGATTTCCACTTATCGATATTGTAGCTAATTCAGCATCGTCAGTCGGAGTGAGTTCAGTAGTAAATACATCCGTTACTGATACAGCGGATTTAGCTACAACTTTTACATAATATTTTGTGTTAGCAGTTACCGTAAATGCGTTATCAAGGGTCACTATACTTGTAGTTTTATTTAAGGTACCGACACGCGTAGCTGTACAATTCTTATCAGCATCAAATACAGTTATTACGTCACCTGGAGCGATATACATACTTTCAATTGAGGTGTTGAATGTGATTAAATCCTGATTCAACAATTCTGAGAATAATGCCCACTTACCAAATCTCCGAGCTTGTCCTCGGCTTGTACACCCAAAAGCATTGATTGACAACTCACTGTACCCAAGTTGATCAATTACTGATGGAAGTTCAATAACTTCAAGCTTCGGCTTATACATATCACTAGCATCTACCCACGATACTTTACAAACTGAGTGCCTGTTCTGTCGTGCTGAGCTTGTATAATTAAATTCCCCATTTATGACATTCTGGTTAGAAAACGACATAACCGACGAGCCTAATTTGTCGGACTTTAGATGTAAGTTTCCCTTGCTCCAATAAGCAATCCCTCGAAATACAGATAGAAAATCCTTGACTAAACTTGCAGCATCCGTCGATTTAGTGATAAAACAATTTAATGTGAAACGACGCTCTTTACGCCGAGGTACGGTTACTACAGTATCCATTGATTATCCTTTACAAACTATCGACAAGTTCATCACAATATTGGCCAATCTCGTAAAATGTCCATTTATTAACGAATGAATCCTTTACTACATCCCCAAGGCCATAACGAGGATTTGTTAATAAATCATATAAACACCATGCCGGATTGTCAGTCCAAGCTTCTTTGAAACTCCCATCCCACGTTCCTGAATATGTAGCAGTACTAGGATTGTAATTGGTTGGTACTTTCACTTTTAATAATCGCATCAAATACTGTCGAGAACGTAAATCCGGGTCAATGCCGGTATCCGCAAATAACCGTACACATGCAGTATGAGGCATCATTAAATTTATATTTAAGGTGTATATAATCTTTGATACTGATACCGATACATTAGATTCGGATGACGATTCTTTTCTTGGCCCGACTATTTGTATAGTCTGCGCATCTGGTGGACAGTCAAATTCATAATCAATTCCAAGTCTTGCAGTGACTATATTCTCAAATCGAAATTCATAAGTAATGATGTCGGTCTTTGTCGTAACCACCGCTTGCATTGGTACCGATTTTGATATATATTCGGCAGTATTTGTATCATACCCATATGCAGCATTGATGCCAAAATTAACCTTGATCTTGCTAACATTCTTTGGGATAGTACGAACGCATTTTTCCTGCCCAGTAACATACTCAAGATTGATACTATCAATGAGACTAAGTCCGTCCGGGGTCTTCCCGTATGTATCGGCTCCGTTGTAGTAATAAATCGCTCTTGGAAAGTTAATCGATACAGTCTGTCCCGTATTCGGGTCAACAACTAATGAGTCCTCTTCTACTACGGCTTGCGCAGAATCAATGAGTATATACGCGTCTATTATATCAAGTGAGGTCCAATAGTTCTGAGTATAACTATCTCCATCACCTCCTCCTGCGATGTATACTCCCGCATAACTAGAAACAGGCTTCTCTATATATATACTATGTATAGTTTTTCCATTAGAGATCTCATAAATAAAGTCAGCCTTTTGCCAACCTACATAATTCGAACCTATCTGCTTTATGTACCCGCTATCATTTATATATGGAGGGTCCCCATAAAATGCATCAAACATATAGTTTCCCGCAGCGGGATAGGTAATAGTAGCTATCCCGTAATCCAACGCAGTTTTCGAGTTTTGTATTTGGATATACAACCTACTTGGCCCGGTACCACGTACAGTAATCGTTAATTTAATTGTTCCTGCCGGTAATTTATATTCAGTCCATGAAGCTAATTGTTGGATATCTGCCGTAATATTGCGTTGTTCAATAACTGGAGCTGCATTACCGGATTCTGAGATTGTTGAATTACTAGCTGCGATGATCACTGGTTCGCCGGTAGCAGCGCTGACCAGAGTTTCATTGAGGTAATAACATCCTTGTGTAACCGGGCCGTCTATCGGGCCTTCGCAGATTACATCGGTTAATTTTACTAATTCTTTAGTCTTCGCAGCGACGACTTTTTTAGCTCGTTGTCCAGCTTGTCGTTCATTTAAGTAAGTTGCGAGCTGGACAGAGACTGTTCTATTAGCCATTATGTTGCGATCGTTGTTGTAATTGTTGAGATATTTGTCCCTGAGACCAGCATTGTTCCATATCCGAATGGCATAGGCGATCCAGAGGATAGACGATAATCACCTCCAGCGTAGAAGCTACTAGTTGCAGATTCTACGGTAGCTACGTCTCCAAGCCCATCCGGCATTTTTGCGGATGGAGCCATTAAGGCTAAAACTCCTCCAATCGCAAACATGATAGCCATTGTTGTCCATTCAGCTACAGTCAAGGTAAGAAATGTAGCAATCGCCATCTCAGTCATTACAGCCGCGGTAGCTGCGGAAATGGCTGCAAATACGGCCATCATTGATACCGGATCAGCAAGTCTTAACCTAGGTACTACAACAACATAATCCTTCAATGGTCGTAGCAAATCAGATTTAGGCATCAACTTTGTGCCGTGCATAAAATAATACTCATATCCTTGGCGACGATATTGCATCCATCGCTGCCTAAATCCTCTAAAATTAGCACTTAAAGCATCGAAAATATCCCTCGCAGTTTTTATATCAAATTTATGTATTCTCCCATATTCTTTCCCTAATTCTCCAACAAGATATACTTGTATCATATATACCTCGATTGCTTGTAGTTCATACCCATCTAACTATCTTATGGTCGAATTTACGATATAAATAATATTTACTTATATGTGCTGGAACATCTCCTCCACCGTGTTTGAAGGAGTTAGAATCTACAAAGGTTCCAACATGATTATAATAACATTTACCCCATTTCATAATTATTATATCATCTTTTTGCGGGGCATCAACTTCCTTAAATCGGGATTTATGCACGATCTTTCGACTAAGTTGGTCCAAAGATACTGTCCCACAATTATATTCAGCTAAGAATTGTTTCATCATTCATCAATCGTTGGGAAGCCTCCATATCGCAACGGATCTGATCCAAAGCGTAGTCTACAACTTTCGACACGCTTACCACAACGATCATTGACGTCCGTACTCGGCTGATCTGAATAATCAAAATATTTAGTTGCTCGTGGAGTCCATCCGCAAGTGGCAGAATCCTTATATTCCCAAATACATGTATTCTTACTTACGACACGTTTGGGGTATTTTATATGTTCGACATCAAACGGATTCATCAACTCAAACTCAAACATAAATCTATTTTCTGAAGTCTTCTGAGCGATGTAGAAGAAATCATAGTTATACATCTGAGCATTAGTGAAATCCGTAGTCATAAATTTAGAATTATACGTAACTCCAGCACCAACAAAATCTCTGCCTGCAATATCCATCGCTGAAGCAATTGCGGATACAATCGGATCAAGCTTTGTTATTTGCAACTTAGGCCTTGACGCTTTTCCGTTTGAATCTCTTGTCAGCCCATCAAGTTTCATTGCAATCGGATAAAAAGTGATCGAAGGGCTTTCTATTTGCGTATACCTCATAAATGAAGTTGTGATTGGTCCGGATAAGTTAGCTCCAGCTGTATAGAAATAATACCTAGGTTGTACCCCATTTACCTGAGTGCCTACATTGATGAATGTCAAATCTATTTCGAATAAATAGACTAGATCCGGAATCTCGCTCGAGGTATAATTTATGGTAGCCATTTATACAATAACCTGCCTAAATTTTGTTTTGACGGTATTGACATTATATGAGTTATATGTACGCGACCATTCTTCACTAACGTACGTTTTCTCTACACCTCGTGGATTCGTCCAAGTAAATTTTATGTATCCTTTTCTAGCCTCCAGAAAATCGACGAGTGCATTCGCATCTGAGTCACTAAATGAATCAAATGACAAGCTCCACGATTCAAGTGCATTATTCAAGCCTCCAAATCTTTTCTCGTAGCCGTCGCCAAATTTGACGACCGTAACTGACGGCTTCATGGATAACTCAGTGGAGAATGAAGGCTTCCAAGTAAATTCGCTCATCCTACTATCCTATTGTCTATATTGATTCAAAGCACCACCCTTACGCATCTCCTCCGCGACAGTCTTTAATACTACGCCACGAAGAGTTTCACTTAAGGATTTCATCATCGTTTCCTGCTTATCAGGTCCATTTGACTGATCCCCTTCAGTTTCGTTACTAACATTTACTGTGATCGTTATTGAATTGTTTGATATACTAGTACCTGATGCTCTAACCCCAAGCCGTCCGGAGCTATCTCTAGCTAATGGCATAATAGCTTCAGGCCCAGCTTCGCCCATAACTCCTATTGGAAATTGTGTAGCCCCATTAACAATCCCGTTAGTAAAGGTCCCACCACCAGCGAACGCCATCACATTGCCACTATCAAAGATCTTACCTAAAGCTGCGTGGACGCCTAGTGACGCTCCTCCAGCATCTGGAGTAACTATAGCACTATTATTAGGCGCTGTTAGCCCACTACCGGAAACTGCGTTCCCTACGATCACATTAGCTATTGCAAAAATCGCTTTTTTCATTCCAATCGCAGCCATCGTAGAGATATAATCGGCTACGATTTTAGATAAGACTTTATGTACGGAGACTGCAAAATCCTTAAGTCTAAAGGTTCCAGCAGTTATAAACTGTTCAAGGCTTGAGCTAAGCGTGTCCTGAATGCCTGTTAATGCATCTACAAACGCTTCGCCTACAGTTAGCATTGAAGCTGCTTGCTCTTGAGCGGATTTTTTCAGGGCACCGATAAAGGTACGATCAGCTTCATATACTTCCCGCATTTTCCCTTGCAGACTATCCATTAGACCGATCTGGGTAGTTAACTCACTAATACTAGATTCCGGCATCCCGTTAGCTATATACGCAGCTCGTTGCTCTTGCAGCTTAGATTTTCTAATATCCAGCCGAGCCAAATTTTGATCCTCGGAAGTCATTCCCCGAGAATTCACGTCGAATTCAAACTCCTTAATTTCATCTCTTATGGAGTCTGTCGTTTTCATCAACGACATAGTTATTTTCTGCGATAATTCCTCAAGACCGGATGCGAACCCTTCTCCGGCTAACTCAACCGCTCTATTGTACTGCTCGATAACATCTGGATTCAGTCTATCTTTGCTGGCATTAAATGCTCCGGTCAGGTTATCCATATTTTTAGCAAAAGAATCTTTTATTTTCTGCATCTCGATGATATCGTCACCGATAGAGAGCAACTTAGGATTATTTTTAATCATTTGGAAGGTCTGATTACTAGCTTCCGCCGACGTAATTGCTTTACTTGCGTCGGAGCTAATTGCATTAATCATACTGAGCATATCGATATTAGCAGCAAGATCAATCAATTTTTGTTTATCAGCATTACTAAATTTCTTAGCTTCGGAATTAGTAGTTAAGGTGGATTGCAATTTCGCGGATACTTTACCAAAACTTTTGTTGATTTCTAATTGTATATTCTCTAATTCTTGCATCGAAGATTCAAGATTCGAACTTAAATTAGAAAATAGACTCTCATACTTCGACGCAATCGGATCCTTCTTTGTGGTACCTCCAGCGGACCGCTTAGCATATTGCGAGGCATCTTCCTTATCTCTCATTTCGCCTACCTCAACATTTCTCTTTAATCTATCTTCAATAGATTTATATTCAGATCGTGATAACTTTGCGGAATTAGCATCCATATAAAAATACTCTAACGTTTTTTCAGCCTCACCTTTATATACATTAAGCGCATCTCCCTTTTTCCGCTGCATCCAAGCCTGATTACTATGATATTGAGTCATAGCCTCCTGCATTCTTCCAGCATAATCTACAGCGCTTATAGCGCTCAGCGCGTTGGTTAATTGCTGCTGAGCATCATTTGCAACTTGCTCAGCACTATTCTGAATTTTTATAACTGTTTCCGCCAATGCGCTAATAAGCCCCATACCTGATCTCGCTAATTTGGTAGCATAAGCAGCATTATCCATCATCTTTTTTACTAAATTTTGGTATACAGCTTCTGTATTCCCTCCCTTTTTTATACCAGCAGCTATATTATCTAAATCTGCCATCATTTCATCTGCTCGCAAACTAGTGCGTTCAGCCTCTCTAGTCATAATCATATTAGATTTTAAGATATCATCTACGGTTAAATTAAGCGTAGTTTCAGCTACACCACGGGCTATTTCCGCCCGTGCAGCTGACATCCCTTTTTCACGAAGTTTCAAATGCACCGGATCTGATAGCTTATCCAAGATATCATTTATATTCCATTCTTTAATAGCTTTGTATACTTCTACATCATCTTTAACAGCTTCTAACGCTTCTTGATGCACCTTATTAGCTATAGATACCAGCGTGCGATAATCGCTCAGCGCCGTTGCCTTTGAGTATGAGTCGGCTGTTGCTTCTAACACTCCTTTATTAATCTCAGCCATTGACGCTAAACTAGATACGCCTGCGGTGAGTCTCTTCATCATTTCTGAAGGGATCGCTGTAAATTCTTTAGCTCGCTCTAAATACATACTCTGGGTCGTAGCCGATTCAGTTACGGTAGTAGCTACTTTTTGCGCAGTAGTAGCTACGTTTTCAGTAAAACTTTCAGCACTTTCTTTATACTGTCTCGACGATGTTTCTACCATTTGAGTCCAAGTAGTAGGTCTAGTGAGGAAATCAATTACCTGCCCTGCTCCGGAATGTAGTGCTTGGAATCCCGTTAAATCTCCTACGGATCCTCTACTAGGATTAGCAAATTCACTTGTGTTCCAAGCCTGTTGATTTCGAGTATAGTCAATTGATTTAGTTCGTTCAGCAGTATCAAAAAAACTAGTCACTGCCACTGATGCTTTAGCAGCCATCGCAACTGTATCAGATATGAATTGGATAAATGTAGCTAAAAAGTTGAATATATTCTCAAACGATCTCAAAGCATCGTGGGTAAGATTACCTTGATTATCAATAAATAATTTATTTAATTTATCGAAAAAAGTAATGATCGGAGTAGACAACTTTTCAAAAAAGGCTGACGCACTTTTGCCATCCATAGATTCAAAAAATTTAGCTACGCCGATAAAAAAGTTGCTGAAAAAACTTGAGACGGATGTAAAGAACTTTTCAACTAACACAGGATCGACTTTACGGATCATATCGGCAATTTTCTGAATAGCTATCCCCAAAGAGTTGCCTACAACAGCTAAATGCTTAGGGATAGCATTCATTTTTTCAGATAAAATAAATAAGAACTCTCCGACACCTTTGTTTAACCCAGTAGCCTCATCACTAACTTTTTCTTTACCGGTAACACCTGTCCAAAAGGATGTTGCAGATGCATCAATCAGTGTCTGAAATCTTCCAAACTGAATAAATGTATTGTTGTAGATTTTCTGTAATGCTGTTACGGACTGATTTTCAAATTGGCTCGCAAAAGCTTTAATAGCTAAGTTAACATTGATTGTCCCTGCCTTGACTCTAGATAACAGCTCCTGTTCGGATAATCCCAAACCTCGAGCTAAAATACCCATCGCATCAGGGATTTGGTTACCAAGCTGCTTTTTGAATTCTTCGAGACTTACAACACCCTTAGAAGCAGCGTCTCTAATAGCTTTGAACGAGTACGCAATCTGCCCTGCGTCCAAATGATAAACAGCGGCTCCTACAGTAATACCTCGAGCAACATCTTCCGCTAATTTAGCTCCTCCAGGCAATTTGGCAAATGACGCTGATAATACACCGAACGCTTTACTAACTTCACTAATCCTAGCGCCTGTTAACTGAGCAATATCAGTAACTTTTGCAAAGGAATCCGCAACTGAATTAGTAGCATATGCTGTATTCGCCATCAAAGTAGCTAACTGCGATCTCTCAGCTGCATCAGCGCCCATATCTACAACGCTTTTTGATAAAGATCCTCCAAAACGAAGCGTGTTCGTATCTTTCTTATTTAACTCATCCCCCTCAGCGTACTTCATCAAAGATGATCTATACTTATCCTGGTTAGTCCTCGAAGATTCTTGAGCTACAGTCATTGTTGCAAAAAAGATGGCGTACGAATTATACGCATCCCAAGTACTCTTGAATATAGTACTCACACCAGTCATTACCTTGCTCAACACGCCTAATAGCATTTGTACCGGCCTAATTACTAACCCTTGATATATATCCATCATTTTCTTTTTAAGTTCAAATATAGAGGAGATAGTTGAAGATACTAATGCTACTATTCCTACAGTCGATGCACTTACCACATCGACTATAGTCGCTGGCCAGCCTGTAAGCTGAATTTGAATAGCTTGAGCCATAGTTTTCAAACGAGCAATGACTACATTTTCGACAGATAATACGGATGTCTGTACAGTATCTAACGCTGATACCAAAAATCTATACTCACTACTTCCTACGGAAGTAGTTTTAAGCTTAGAAGTGATGGCAGCTATATCTTTCAATTCCTGTTCACGTTGCTTCAGTGTAGTATCTACAATATCCTTTGTATAATCGTTCAACCCTCTCTGCAACGAAGCTATGTACCGAGATAACACTCTCGCAAAAGCTGGATCAGCAGTCTGCTTAGCTCGTTCTAACTGGAGGATTAAATCTGTATCATGTTTTAATTTCAATTCCCATGCAGCAGTTGGGTCAGCGTCCTTCAGAGCTCTAAATAATGTATTATAAGTCTTCTCGTAGCTGCGATCTCTAGTGCCGTTAGCTAATAATTTATTAAATTCAGTTTCTAATTTAACGATATCTTCCAACTGCCTGGTTATACGAGTTACTGCATCAACCCGACCGCCCTGAGCACCTCCAGCTAATCTTTCTTGTAGACGGCGCAATTCTGCCGTATAAAACGGTTTTAATGTCGCATCAGTAGTAGAACTAGCCAATAGGGCTTCTAAAGCAACTATATTCTGTTTTATCTTAGCTGTTTTATCTTGCGCTCTAGATTCAGCTCTTTGCTCTAACGTCATTTGCTTATAAAGCAATCTAGCTAATTCATCCGAATCTGATGGAGTGAATTTACCTTCAGCTCGATCAGCTTCCAATGCTTTAATCTGATTAGCTACATCATCCCGTTTGGATTCGAGTTTTCCCCTGCGGTAGCCAACAGGATCTATACGTTTTCTAATACCTTGCATATAAGCATTAGTATCTTTAACTAGCCTATCTACTTGCTCTACACTCAAATTATGTAAATCAAATATCTCAGCAATAATTTTTCTACGTTCGTCTAACGACTGTGTTGATGTCCCTGTACCTACTGACTTAAACCTAGCATCTAAATTGGTGATAAACTCAGTATCAAATGACTGTCTGCGTAACTTTTCTCTGACAACACTAAATTCCCCCGACACTAATCGAGCAATACTGCGCTCATACAACCCTATTAATTTAGCACTCGCATTCGGGCCTTTTGCACGCTCTTGTTTAATAGCATCTTGATAATACGTTACCTCAGCTGATTGTCTGGCTACACGAGCGGCCATCATATTCTGAAAGGCTTCATCAGACGTCGCAACCTGATTTTCAAGCTCCCTAATTTGACGATTAATGTGGTCAGGAGCTTGTCCAGTAGCATATCCTGCCCGAGCACGTTTTAAGTCGAATAGTTTACTGCGGATAGAATCAGTTTTATTGGTTATAGATCCTTGAGGATCAAATGTTTTAGCTAATGTCCTATACCGACGCTCTATTTCAGGAAGCATTTCTACCACTTCCATCAAAGTCACATTTCGCGCTAATAACTTTTCCGCAGCAGCTAGTAAGTCGGGTCCTCCAGAGTCCCGAGTAAGCATCACTCCCTCTAATTTCTTAAATTGAGTGAGTCGCTCTGATATATTAACACCCGCTCTACTACTGCTATTCAATGATTTCCCTCGAATCATCATTGAATCCCGTACAGTATGCATTTGAGCGAGAAAGCTATCTCTCGTCGCTATTGAACTATCCCCTAATCCAATAGTTCCCCAAAACGTGGAGTCAGATGCCGATTTATCAGCTGTCATAGCTGCAATAGCTGCATCCAAAGCTGCAATTTTATCATTACGATCTTTTACTTTAATTATAGCTTGTTCGATAATTGAATCCGTCGATGATATGAATCTATTAGCTCTATTAAATATTAATTGTAAAGCTCGTTTTGTATTATTCTCAGTTACTTCCCAACTTTTAGCTAATTGCTTAATCAGCGCAGGATCTTCCTTGCTTATTATCATCGCGCTGGCGTTCAATAGAGCAGATTGATCCTGGACATTTTTAGCCGTAGAATCTCCAGCTAAAATCATTGTAGTAAGCGCCCTGTCAAGATTAGACTTCTCTACATTTGAAGCAGCTTGCTCTAACTTTTTCTGTGTACTTTTTAACTGCCCTTTTGCGCTAGATGTTAAGCTAGTTATCACTTTGCTGAGAGCGCCTTGTACATCTGCTACGGTCTTCATAAGATCATTTACTGAGCCTTTATCTACATCAGTTTTGGCTCTGGATAACAACTGAGTTTGTAACTTAGCCATAGTTTCAGCGGATAGAGTTGTGGTTAGATCCTTCATGGCAGTAATCATGCCTTGAGACAATGTATTCGCGTATGAATTAAAATCACCTTGCTTAAAAAGACCGGAGGCTGTCGTATTAGCAAGCTGTAAATTAGCTAATGTCTTTGTTATAGCATCTCCAATTGATCCTGTGCCAGCTTTTAATTTAGATAAAGATTTGAATCCTGTTGATAATTTATCTAATTCCGCTATCATAGCTGCGGAGTTTTCATTCAAATTCTTCTTCAATGCAGCTTGTTTTTGAGCCATATCAGCAGTAGCTAATTTAGAAGTCTCTGCAATCACTGCGGAAATAGCTGGCTGATATTTTCCAATCGCGGATACAATCTTTTGTGTTGCGGCATTTATAGTAGTTGTATCAGCTGCTACTGTAATAACTATGCCGTTCTGTGCATCAGCCATCTTACTTCCCTCGCTCTTGTTCCTGCTTCTTGGACACAGTAGTCAAATATGCATTATCCATTCGCTTTATATATCTTATGAATTGATGCGGATTATATGGAGTATAAATCTGTATATAAGCTAAAATATCGCTCATCGAAATCGGATTTGCTCCCATTCCATAAGTGCGACAACCTGATAACATAAAAAACCCCTCCATATAAGGACGCATCCAGTCATAATATGGAGGGGCATTTTCTAACGCTTGTGGGACGAAAGATTGAGTATCTGCTATATCCTCTAGGAACTCAATCTTGTCCCCCCACATAACGTTCCATTCAACGTGAGAGGCTAAGAGTTTCCCTCCAGCTCCTCTTCCTGCGCTTTGAAGTTACCCAAGTCCATCGCAAATTCCTGCACAAATTCACGAAGATCCTCGTTATTCGCCAACGCTGTGGCGCCTAACTCTGCATCATACTTGACTTTGGTCCCATCTTTCTTGCTAACATTCTTCCAATCCAGCAAAATCCCCTCTGCCAAGGCCCGACACAGAATGCTCTTACCTTCGACAGGATCCAAATTGCCCTTTTCAATCTTCCGCCTGTGCGGAGCTTGCAGCCGACTCAGCGTCCGCTGAAACTTTGGATTATTGTATCCAGCAATCAGAAACTGGCTACCACCAAAATCTGCCCAAACCCCGCTCTCAATCAAACTATTGTCATTGTCAATTACGATCATTAAACCGATGTCCTATTCTTCTTCTTGTTGATTTTGATACATACCCCAGTCGTCGGATCATACAATGCTCGGTACGTAAACTTCGCAATAATGTCCTGATCCAACCCTCCTGCAACAACATTTACACTCTCATACTTGCACTTCGGCAATGTGAAAATGTACTGCTGATTGCCAGCCGTCGCAGTATCAGCCGCACCAATCGTCCACGCAAGCGCAAACGCGGTATTAGACAAGAACTTCTGATACTCAGTGCTATTCTGAAAATACATATCAAAAGAGCCTGTCAAATCCATCTTGCCAAGCGCAATATTTGCAGCTGCTTCTGCACCAATCTGCGTCTGCGTCCGCAAATTGTTGTTAATATCCATAGTTAGCGACTGCAAAATACTCGTAGTCGCCCCACCAATGGATAATCCAGATACGTCGCCCATCGTCGCACGTACATCCCCTGTGTATAATACCGCTGTAGATGTCGTCTGCCCAGTAATAGTAGTCGTGGCTACAGTAGCATCATTACCCATGAGCTTATAAGCCCCAGTAATAATGCTTCCCTTAGCCATATTCAATGAAACTCCTCCAATACGTACGCCTTTATAATTGACGTAAACTGGAGTATCCAAATCATTGAATACTTTCTGGAACGTAAATGATCGTGCAGTAGTTCCATTACTGATCGTTGTATTCAGCAATGTAGCTGTGCCTGACATATCAAAGTTGGCAGAACCTACAGCTGCACATAACAACGGATCCATTGCATACATCAATGACCCGGTAGTTACAGCATCGGCACTCCATTCAAAGTTAATGTCCCCAGCAACATCAATTTCAGTCGGAATGACGTCCGAAATCATTCGATCCGACCGAAGCTCCTGACTAACAGTAGTCTTCTTCCCGTAGTTCAGACTCTCACTCGTAACCCTAAGAGGGATTAACGCAGGTGTAGTTGGAGTAGTACCATACGTAGACTCCTCAACATATGCAACACTAACGCGGTTCGATACACCAATAGCAGCCATCTTTATGCTCCCACATCAAAATAAAACGGATTAAACACACTCATACCATACCATTTGCCAATCGTGCCATTTACAGCAAACGAACCTGCCTTGAATCGGATACCTCCAATGTTCGCAGCAGTAAATAAATCAACTAGCGTCTGGCATAACCCCGTTATGTTGCCGCTACCAGTGTTAGCTAAATCATATACATCGAATATCAGTAATCCCTCAATTCGACGCTGACTAGTATCGCCGATACTTAAAAACTTTGTCTTACTAAACTCTACTTTAACATCTATAAATAATTCATTGATGTTATCACTTATCTCTATATTATCATAATATATAGGATAATCAACTATAGATGATTGAATATATCCCTCAATTAACTTCTTCGCATCCCGAATATTCATTCTTAATCCCCCGCACGAGCTATCGCGGTTAATAATTTATTTGCAGCCCTTGTTGATCTGCCTCGATACCATGCATCCTTAATCATTTATTTTCTATACTTTACGCCACTCATTTCTGAAAATTCTATACCATACTTGAACTTGGCTAAAACCTTATTTACAGCTTTCGTTAATATATGCCTAGGTATAAATGCAGGAGGATTTGCTCCACCAAACTCTAAATATTGAGCAATAGGGTATACCTTCCCAGATTTTGCACGCCTTACCTTTGTGTTGCGAATAACAAACCTACGAGATTTTCCGTACCGCGCTGCAAAATCCGCAGGTAAATCAGCGGCTCGTATCGCCCCATGCTTTGTAACCACCTCCCATAACTTATGATACTCCCCAGTATAATATGGGTACTTATCATAATTCTGCTGTGTAGTTACCTCAATTAAAACTTCTTGTGCAATCCTCGCGGATTGAAATTGAGCTGCCATATCCAGAACAGTAAATAATTCGTTACTAAAATTGTTGGAATTGGCTTCTAAATTCGTAATAAATGTTGACGCATTATCCTTGGGCTTTTGAGCAGTCCTAAACCCTCCAGTTACAGATGTCAGCCCAGCAGCAATATTTAAGGTGGCACGATTCCATGCGCCTGACCCATAACCTCTCCCACTGACTGATACACTACGTATAGAATTTGCGATAATAAGTTACTATCCGCCCTCTACGAGCGGATAGCCCTCCCCTAAATAGGCTTGCCTACAAAATATGCCCACGTTACAGCTAATCCAGATCCAATGATGGCTATCATCTTTAAGAACGCTAATGTCCCCTTTAACATTAACATGATAGACTTTAGCTCCTCAATGTCCGTACTGATCTTGGCTACCTTATCCTCGTACGGACAATTATCACTGCACCTACGAGCCTCAATCTTACTGAGCTCCTGTGGCGCCATTCTTGCCTCCTACCTCAGGCAATAAAATACTCGCTGCACTTGCTAAAGATACTACTACCTGCCCAATAACATCTACCGCACCCGGAGGTGCACCAAATAAAATGGCTAATGCCGATACCCCAGCCCACGTCGAAGGTTCCTTCAATCTACCCACAATAGACCTCACAATTCCCCACATTAGGAAAAATCCTCCCTTAGTTGCGCCTCAACTACCTGTAACTCAGCCCCAACATATGTGGGATTTACTTGTACCATCTTGTATGTGGCCCCACTAGCTAATGTTAGCTGACTGTTTATCGCAGGCGGAGAAGCTCCAGCCTCCGGTATGTATATCATCCGAAAATCAGATTCCCGAATCTTGTCACCATCAATCAGTGAATACTCATACCGATCGATTACTAACGACACCGTTTCTTGCCACGACGCATAATTTAGATACCCCCCACTGTCAACATCATACTGCGAACTTATCTCAGTGATTATGCCAGACTGCGTATACCTCGTGGGAATCCTTAAATTGAACCTCGCCACTTATTAACTCCTTACTACGGATACTACAGATGCTGACCTCGACGAAGTTAAATCATCTATCCGGCCCCCACTCGCTGAAATTAACGCCCGAATCTGGCTGGTGAATACATTATCACTTACCCGACTCATGTCGTTCTGTACCTTCAACGAGCCTGCCTGAAATACCACAGGTACCTCAGGTCCATCGAATCCCCCGTAACTAAGTAGCTGATAAGCAATCTCACAGCATATATGCTGCACAAAAACTGGAATTGTATCCGACGCAATAAGTTGCATCTCATCATCGTACACTCCAGCCCGAGGCCATTTAGTCTCCTGCGTAGCATCAGTCTTGACACCCTCCCAACTAATAAACCGATCCATCAGCCTCGTCGCCGAAACTAATAACTTTAGTTTCGGCGACGTACTGAGCCAGCTATCATAGCCGAAGCCCTCAGTATAATATGCATCCGCTTCTTCAACAGTTGCATACGGCTGAATTGCCATCTTAGTTGGTGATCCCCGCCAGTCGCCCAACCCCTAAGGTGCTGAACAACGCCATCCCACAGTAAAACTTGATGCGGATGATCGACTCATCATAGTCAGCCTTCAATCCAACATTCTCTACCCGAATGCCCGCCGACCCACGTGCAGTCAACCCGGAAATGCCATGCATACCACTACCATCATCGAACGTACCCGCATACACACTCGTACACGTCGTGCCTAAGGTAGTAGTGCCACCTGCACCTCCGATAACAGTCTCATTGACCGGAATGTAATCATTCGTAAAGATCGGAACTCCGCGATATGCTGGAACCTGACGCCCGGAAGGCAAGGTCACAACTTCCGCAATACTCGCTCCTCCCAACCCACGCAACAATGCATAATAACTGCGCTTCGTCCGGCTGTTCATTAACATATAATCAACCTGACCATCTTTGTCCTTGATCAAGTCAATCAGTGCATCCAGCGAATCTAACGTCAAAGTGCCAACAGTCGCCGTGGCCCCAGCAGCTGCCCCGTAAACTAACTGCCCAGACGCCGTGTCCGTAATCCACTTGTTGATTCCTTTGAACTGCTCACTAGCCCCAGTCCCAGTAATCATGTACTGCTGATACGCTCGAGCGATGCTCTTCGCTTTCGACGCAATCTGAATCGCTCGCTGATCCTGCATGTTCGACCGCGTAGCCTCAATCAATCCATTGATCTCAGCATCACCCAAAATAGTCGTCAAACTAGCAGTCTGCTGCGTGAACGATGCAGCTGCCTTAGCAGAGATCTGCGTACCTACCGTACCAAGCTGAACATCCCCAAGCGCATTTTCCTGATTATAGGATAATGCATTACCATCAATCTCCATGAACGGAAACATCTCGAAAATCGGATTGACCGTAACTACACTCTCAATCACTCCGCGAATCAACATGTCCTGAGACAGCTTACCGCTCTCTGATAACGTAATACTTGCCATCTATCATCTCCTGCTACTACTTAAACGTTGTAAAAACTTGGCTATCTACTACTTACTGACTAACTTTAGCTCCACTGGAGACGATAAGTCGTCACTGACTCCTTATCATTTTAACTTGCTTAACCCAGCTAAAATCTTCTGCACCGAACTCATCGTACTCGTATCAGTTACCGGAACTCCAGTGTTGCCAATCGCTCCACCTCCAGTGTTCTGATAAAATAAATGTGGCGCAGTCTTTTTTAGATCGGCAAGCCAATCATTGACTGTAACTTCCTTCTTGTCTTGATTATATACGATAACTCGTGTATTATCAACTACTTCTACATTATTTTTGATGCGTAATGTAACATCCTCTAACGCACTGGGAATAACCCCCTCCTTTAATGCTACATCTCGTACCGTGTTCTGTACTAAAACATCATTAAACTTACTCGCAATCGTTGATACACTCTGCGATAAAAGACTAATACTAGCCTCATACTCGCCCTTCAACTTCTCTAAAAGTGCAATCGATTCGTCCTTAGTACTTACATTTCCTTTTACTTCATTTAATTCTTCCGCCATCTTCGCCGTCCTCTCAGTTAAACTGTCCCGCTCTTTCATTAATACAATATTGTTCGCCCTGAATTCATCTACCTTGCCCTGTAACTGATTGATCCTCTCCTTGTATAAATTAATATCTCCTCCGGTTAGGCTTTGCTCCGGAGATGACTGCTCCACGCGACGCTGACTTGGCTGTTCTTGGCTTTGGATCGGTGTCAACGTCTGTTGCACTCCTTCGCTCTGGATCACTCCCGTCCCCATCCCCGTCGTCACTTCCGCCGTTGCCTGCTGCAATCCTTCTGGCATCCTCTTTGTCCCTCTCTAATTCATCTATGATGTCTAAATCACTATCTTCAGGCGATAATACATCACCCCTCTTTAAGTTGTAAACTAAAGTCTGCGCATTGATCCCTCCAGTCTGATACGCAGATACTAAATCAAGTACCTCACGTGTAGTTAATCGATCATCTAAAAAGTCCTTGTTGAATGATATGTATACTTCATCAGGATTCGCCCCTAAACTCTCCGCAATAAATCGATAACTCTTGGTTAAAACACTCTCTACCGTACGTACTAAGGTCGTTAATCCAGCTACCTCACTCATGTACCGTAAACGTACTGTATCTACAGCCTCACTTCCATACCTCGAATTGTCAAGCATCCGCGCTGATAAACTCGCCATCTGCGTCTGCTTCTCTACTAACGCCCTCTCTAACGCCCCTAACCCTACCCCAGTAAATTCAAGGTACTTCGCATCAGAATTGACGTCAGGTAACACCCACGCACTCGTGCTACCTACCCTTAATTTTACGTTCGCATCCGCACCAATTAATACCGGCGTCGGTAATCCCGTAAAATGTCTCCCATGCTCTAAATCTGCACTAGTCCGATAATGACTGATGTTGATGTCTACAATGTCAAGCAATGGAGGCTTCTGAATGACGTGACTCATCCCAGTCGGTGTTACTAACTGAAATGGAATGAAATTTAATGCCCTCCCCTTTATGGTCGGAGTTATAATACTTCCATCACTGGCTAATACTTGCTGATAGACTCCATCATTTAATAATAAAATACGCTCCTTGACCTTTAATTCCTGCGCAAAATTTGATCCCTGCTCATAATAACTCTCCTCTAATACATAAAAATTCTTGCCCCAGTTTATTACAGACTCCGCATTGTATAATACAATATCATATACCCCACTGTCTATAGGCGCATCTACCATTACTCCAGCTCGACCAGTGATTAATAACTCAGTGATTAAATCAGTTACTACCTCGTAAAATTGCCGATGCTCATCATTGTCTTCAAAATAACCGGCTAACTCCGGAGGATACCTCAACGCAGGTGGCCTCGTCATTACCATCCCTACAAATGCACTGATCGTCTTGCTTAATATACTGAAAAATAACGCCCGATCCTTGTATAAATTATACTCCTCAGTGCTCTGCTCACTTAACCGTGGTAAATATGCCTCCCCTCGCTCCTTTACTACCCGACTCCCATAATATACATCCCTACACTTGTCCCAATCACTCCTATAATATACATACTCAGGATGCTTGCTCATCCTCCCTACCTGACTCGCTCCACCTAATCCACTGTGTACCCCAGCTATCGGAGCACTCGTCGTCGAATATCCAAAACTTAACTCACCCATCTTCGCCCCCTGTAGCTATCTCCGCCTCAAATTCCGCCTTCATGTCATCTAATCCATAATCCTCACTTAATTCCCCGTATACCGCATCACTTCGTAATATCGATATCGGCGCATCCTTACTAGTCCTACTATAACTTATCTGCCCTAAATTACTTAAATCTTCATACTCACTTGTATTACTCTTATCCTCAAGTATATCATTACTTTCATCTATATTCGACCCAAATAATTTTACACGTACATAATTGTCTACACGCTTCTCCTCTAAATACTCTACCGCCTTGACCTCAGGCTCAATGTACCTTAATATAGTCTTGTGACATAAATATCGTAAACTGACCGGCGTACCTTCATCCTGCGCTATGTCCGTTAAACTTACTATCGGATGATACCCAGGATAATACCCCTGAATTAAATCTAATAACCGCTCACCTCGCCTAGCCATCGCTATATCCCCGTTACCCTAGCCTTGTGTACTACCCTCGCCGCCCGTAATATCCGATACCGAATGCAGTCCCATATGTGATCCTCACCATGCGTGTCAACATCATCCTCATTCGTACTGTCACTCTGTAACTCCGGTACAGTCCGTATCGTATGTACACAATTACTGAATATGTATATCCCAGCTTGCTCTATACTACCTACCTTAGATGCTAATAATCGCTGCCTCATGATCTGTACACCCTGTACCCGACTCCCAGCACTCTTGATCGCTCGACAAAATTTGACCCCTACTCGCTCCATCTCCATCGCTACACTTGTGTGCCCAGGCTCATTAACAAATATCGCACTGTCCGCAGGACCAACATTTATGTAATTGCTCCCTATTATCCCTCGTAATTCCCCATTCTCATAGTCAAGTATCTTGGACGCTTGCTCCGTCGCCGTTAACCTTAATCCCTCATTCCGCCGGTTCGCTATGTATACCTCACCTATGATGAATATCGTCCCACGAGGATATACACGCCCATCCCCAACCTCTTCTCCATTGCTCTCAGCAAACCATACACACGCAGCAGGACTCGTGCTACCATAATCATAACTCTTGTCTATCCGCCAACTGCCCGGTATCGCAAATGGCGCTAGTACATGCCGACGACTGTCCCATACATCAGTGAATCCTCCACTGCTTAAAGCATCCCAATCCCCTTCTAACATCCCCTTTACTAACGCTGTGTCCCCTAATCCTAATAACCGAGTCGCATACTCAGGATCACTGTGTAATAATGCCTTGTTGTCCCTTAAATACGACGGAATGTACTCACGTAACATCCCACCCTCATCCTCAGGTGCCCGATATACATGCCCTCCACCAAAATTAACAAAATTACTCTTGAAAAAATGATGCGATGGCCCCCCAGGATTCGCAGTATATAATATCCTCGGAAATAATCCCTTGTACTTCCCAGGTATACTTAATGACCCTAACCGTACACGACTCCGAATGAATCGTATCATCTCCTCCGTAAAATGAGTCGCTTCATCTATAATTAAAAATCCAATCTGCGCCCCTTGATGACTGTATATGTCCCCTTCATATTGACTGTGAGCTAATTGTATCCGACTCCCATTCCGAAATGCAAAACTATACTCATTCTTGCTGAATATTACCTCCTTCGCCTTTATCATCGGAGCTAACATCTCTAAATACCCGCCCGGAGTGTATATGTGATTCGCTACTACTTCCTTGAATGTCCGCCGAAATAAATATGTGATTAATCCGGGAATCTCTAAACTATATACAATGCTCCCTACACGAGCTAAATAACTCTTCCCTCCGCCTACCGCACCTCCATATAATAACTCTGTCGCAGGACTTACTAACGCCCGCATCTGTGGCGGATATAACTCATACTCAGCTAACATTTATTCACCTTTGCACGGATTTATCCTATTACTTCCTTATATTATATCATACCTGATGTACTATTCAACAATATTCTAGCAGTTACAATTCAACACCAAAATGAAAAAAAATTTGTTACAATTCAACACCAAAATGAAAAAAAATTTGTTACAATTCAACACCAAAATGAAAAAATACCGCGAGGTGACGCGCGCTCCGTGATAGCGCGAACGGGGCCTGGCACGATTCTTGCTATCATGAGAATCGCATGCGTTCCAGACTCATTGACAGGCTTATGGCGGGAAAAGTTATATTTCAATATATCAATATTTTTATTGAAAATACCATATATATATTGATTTGACGTTTCGGAGTCACTCCAGTGCGACACAAAAAAAATTCAAGGCAACGCGATTTTTCTATT